CCTTGACCGTCTGGCCAACAGAATTTGCTTTGCATTTTCTTCTTCCTGTTTAAGTTTACGTAGTTTGTTTAATATCTTTGAGTGTCTAGCTACTTTGTCCCAGTATTCCTCTGGTAATTCTGGCAAGTTGCTCATGTTATCCCCTGTTATTTAATCTGTTGCCTCTGACTGTAATCAGAGGACTAACTGTTGCGTAGCTTAACCGATGCAGACTTAATCAAGGAGTTCATGTACAAAAGTTACAAAACACGAAACAGGGATTAATCTACATTGAAGGTGTTGTTACATGCTTAGCCACTATCCTCCTATACGCTAAGGTAAACCCATTCAAGTAGCAACATAACACACTAACCTAATCAACTACTTGAAACCTTGTTTACAAAAGGTAATAAAAACTACGATTAGGTTAGGAATTTATAAATTTTTATTAATTAACGCCCAGTGACCTAGTGGGTCAAAGAACATACTGTTCTGTACCCTTTTTGTTATTTTAGCCTTTAAAGGACTATCAAATATCCGCTTAGGTTGTAGTACATACGCAGCTTTACTACTAGAACATAGTCTATTACTAGCACATGATAGAGATACTCCTAATTCAGAAACTAATTCTTTTACTGTCCACGTTGTGCCATCATCTAAGTGGTATATTTTGTATTTACCTTTGTTAGGTGACAGATGATTTTTGTTTTTAAAAAGCTTATTCACATTTGCTGACTTAGATAATCTATATCTAGCAGCTGATGTAGATATACCTACCTTGTCTGCTAGCTGCATAGCTGTTATAGAAGAACCATCTGATAGTGTGTATTGTGTGACTACTCTATTAGTATTAGCTGCCATAATTAGTCCCCTAAGTACATATATAGTAACAATGCTTGGTATAGAATACCTAAGCCTAGTAATAATTCAAATGCATCCATTATTTATCCTCATTTATTACTAACCACATAACACGTTGGTCAAATGAATCTTGTATTGATGTAATTAGATTATTTTGTTTCAGCTCTAAAACTGCACGTTTAATGGTTGAAAATGATTTATTTTTAAAATAGCTATGATGTACTATGTGAGCAATACAAGCTTTTTCAGCTGCAATATACACATATATATCTTTAGCTGTGCTCGTTAAGTTATACCCCCCAAGTACGCTATTAATTTCATTATCAAGTATTTGTTTTTTACGCCAAATTTGAGCAATGTTTTCTAATGCTTGTTTTTTCATAATTATTTAATCAACTGAATTTTTGTATGTTTAATTAGAGCATTAGGTGTGCCTAACCATTCACCATCAATTAGAGTAGATGGTATTGAATCTGCTGCTTTAAGTAAGTCATTAATTGAAAACTTTGCATCTTTCTTAGCTATGTTTAATAGGTAAGGTGACAAGAATGCTGATATTTGCTCTTTAGATTGATTTTTAAAATACCAGTTAAAGAATATTTGCTTTTTAACTTTATATTTATTTGTTTTAGCTAATTGTTTCATTATTTGCTCTCACATTTGATTACTACTTCAATGTCAGCAGGAAATTCAATCCTGTGACCATCTTTACCCACTACAGCTATAAGTTCACACTTTAGCTTAGGGGTATTCTTACATGACTTTTCTACTAAGTCTTTTAATAACATTAATTTTGTACTCATATCTCCTCCATAAATTAGGTGGTAGCTTTTAGTTATAGAGTCGTAAAAACTACCGAAAAATGACTCGGCAATTGGTTTAGTTTATAGCCCTCCCGCTAAAGGTTAAACCGTGCGCAACGCAGAAACACCTACACCCCTTCACGGGTATTCCCTGAATGGTGTACCGCGTAGTTGTACATAAGTATCATATAAATACCTTGTCACATCCATATACACTTCATCATAGTCGTTTAATTTAATAACTGCATTCAGTACATCGGGTGGTAATTCACTTTCATGTTGCAAAGTGTCATACCTATTTAATAACTGTTTTTGCTTCTTATTGAGTTTACGCATCGTAGTAATCATGTAACTTATCTAATACATGTTGTAGATTATTATCAATGAATGTTTCCTTGATGTCCCACATACGCATAGGGCTTCGAATACGCTCGTTTACAGTGTCTTTAGTTAGTCTAGTCTGATAGACATATTTAAAACCTAATAACTCCTCTTCTTCGTTAATATTGAGCATCTTAGATTTTGAAGTTTCGATGTTCTTAAGTGGTAGTTTTTTACACGCAATAACAGTACTGAAGAAGCTCTCAACACCTGTGTTCATTAAAGAGCCTTTAACTTTAACCATAGTCTCATTTACCATCTCTGCTTCATTGAATACGTCAGACGTATGAGCAATGAAGATGATGTTCTTATTAGAGTTGGCTACATTCTGTGCCATTAAGTTCTTTAGGAACTGTGCATAACTACCCCAAGCTTTCATTGTGTTAGATGAAGTTAAGACTTTAGTACTCTCAAACATATCCATTAGGTATGTGAGACTGTCAATAACGATAGTATGAATCTTATCGTTGTCTTGTACTGAGTTAATAGCATCAGGTACGTCTGTAGGGTCAGTAATTGTGTATTCTTGGAACTTAGATTTGAAAGGTAACTTCTTGTTGTTTTCACAGTTCAAGTACATTACTCCTTCTGGGTTTTTAATATCAACTAGACTAGCTGATTTACCTGTTGCGGATTTACCGCATAACAATACTAAATTATTGTTCATTATTCAATCTCCTTTTGTATGATTTTTTTCTGAATTGATGGCATTATCTTAGAATGAATTTCTTCAGGACTAATAGGGTCTTTAATTTGATCATTAAAAGCTACTAACATGTTTCTGATAGCATCTTCAGGATAACCATTATCCATCAACATAAACCCATAACGTACAAGCATTGTAGCTCTGTTACCAATTTCAATTTTTCCTGAGAACCAACGTTCCATATTATTCATGCCTTGAGCATCAAGAATTTTTTGTTCTTGTTCTCTAGCTTTTTTAGTTTGAGGAATAAATAATGTTGCATCAATAAGTTCACCATCATTGTAATGATGTTGACTTTTATCGTATGACATCCACTTACGTGCAATGTCTTTAGTTGCTGTGTCACAATCAAAAGGTAACCAGTTAAATACATTCTCCATAAACTTAGAATACTCTTTAGGTGTTAGTTTAAGATAGTGTGACATAGGTAATATGACACGAAATCTATTATGCTCAGTTGTATGTCGCTTAGTTGTTGCAAATAAACATCTGAAATCACTTAAGAGTTCTTTAGCACTTTTTAAACTACACCCACCATCAATATCTAGGATTAGTAAATCAAATCCTGGGATTGCTTTATCACCTGAGCGATAATTACCTATGAAGGTGTGTGCTGTGTAATGCATATCCTTAGCACCTGTTAGCTTATGTAACTGTCCGAAGTCAGTAGTGTTAAGCTCAAAGCCCTCAGTAATATCATTACTGTAAGCTACTTGAAGTTTATTAATATCAGTTTCTTTTAATGATTCACCTGATAAAAATTCAATATCATCTACGTAAGTTCTACGGATAATAATATTATTTTTATACCCCCAAGCTACTGCAAGTTTCAGTAAGTCTTTCTTTTGTGACTCTGAGCCTTTGTAGAAGGGTAGTTCTTCAATTAAATCTACTTGAGTGACCTCTTTACCTATCTCAGCAATATATCGTGCTAAGCGGGCATATGCGCCTTCTTTACAGATAACACGGTTAAAGTGCTCACCTGAGTCTTCACATAGTTGAATAGCACTGTCTAGGTGTATCCTTGTGATTGTTTTACTTCCTTCAACAAACGCGTATGCACCTGCAAGCTTTAATGCTTTGTAATATCTATGTGCTAGTTCAGCTTTCTTAGTATCTTCATGAGCTTTTAGGTCTTCTGATGCTTTTTCACACATGATTTTATATTTAAGTAAATGGATAGTATCGTCTTTACTTAATGTAAGCACAGTGTTGAACTTATTTATATCAGCTAGATTAGATATTAGTTTTTCAATACGTTTAATATTTGTATCTACATTTGTACAGGTTAACGCATTGTACAACTCTTCAGCTGTTTGACTTTTACCTGTACTTATTGTTGATTCAAAACCAAATAACATTCTTCTGGCATAACCAGTTTCAAGCATTTGTTTAAATTCTTCCTCTACACGGCTACCATCTAGTAGCTTAGTAGGTGTACCGAATAACATCATGTTAGTGGGCGTTTTACCCATTAACTCTTCACCACGAGTATTCTCTTTAGTGTTTTTAGTTAGTTTTTGTTTAACTTTACCTACATCGTATAATTCTAGGAAAGTATTCAACATTTCTACATTAGCAGTTAAGTTAGAGCCTACTTCATCTAGCTCTAAATTCATAGAACCAGCATTTGCCATTAGCAATTTCTGTCTCATCTGTTTAACAGCTGGTGCTGTGCCACTATCGAAACTGAAAGCTAAAGTACCTAAAGCGTCATACTCCTTTTGTACCAGGTCATTAGCTTGTGTGCTATCTAAGGTAGGGTCAATAGTTTGACGGTTTGATGCAAGTTTAATGATTTGTAAATTACTATAGTGAGGTAATATGTGTTGTAAGAATCTAAGTCTAAAGCCTTCAATTACATCTTCTTCCATGATGTTAGTTGAAAAGCCTTTACCTGCTCCTGACGGCATCAAATTAAGTACATACGTATTAACTGGAATTACACCCCTGTCTCTTGTATCAATGTTTGTACGCATCATAGATGCTACTTTAGAAAAATAATATGCTACTAGCAGTCTAAAGAAGTGTCTATTCTGTGACTGAGTTTTAGCGACTAAGATATCGACTACCTCTTCAGATAGTTTGAAATATTTAGATTGTGGCATACTATATTTTAGATATAAGTTGCTTGATTGGTAATATGGCTCTGTCATTAATGAATGTAATGACTATATTTATAATTTCTTTTAACTTGTTCACAGTATTAACCTCCCTTGGTTTATTAGACTTTGTGCTTGGTCGCATACTTCTACAACTTCACAGTATCTACATGCTTTGGCCTCTCCTGGTACAGTTTTGATGGTACCAACACCTTCAGTAGCTAATCTAATGTTAGCTTCATCTAAAGTATCAAAATTCTTAGTTGCTCGTTGAGCATCAGGATTTTTAAAGTATTTATATTTTGTTGCTGATTCCCATAATTCCTCAGATGTACATTGAGGTAATTGTTCTTGGGGTTTATCTAATAGACTTGTTACATCCTGTAGCTTGTCTTTAATGTAATTCTCTGTCTGGTCTGTTGACCATAGTGGGTAATCCCTAGTTAAAACTCTTGATTGAGGATATTTAGAATCTCTAGCAGCATTAGCTGCTGACCAATCTGTAAAGATAAACTGGATGCTTACTTTATTGTCAGTAATCCTATCTGGAGCTAACCACTTATAGATACTACCTTGTTGGGTGTATTTCATAGCGTTAGAGTCGTAGATGTAAGTCCATACAGATGTACTCTTGTAGTCTGATAGCGTACCATCTAGCACAAGGTCATACTTACCTGAGATTATGTAATCTCCTACGGTAGTTTCATGACGTTGCTCTACATATACAGGAATACTAGACTCTTGCATATCTTTAAGAACATCATCACTAGGATTAACAATAAATTGTCCAGTTAGATTAGATGTACCTAATGCAGCTAGTGCATTCTTAATATTTGGTGTATGTAACCAAGCCTTTTCAGCAATGGTATGAATAGCTGAGCCCATACGAGCACTGACTAAATCTGTAATGTCTACTGATTTGTCTAGTCCTGCGTTCTGGTATTTAAGTACCAAGGCTCTAGTAGGCTTAAGTAATGAGGTAGCACTAATTACATTAGTTCTACTATCGTAGTCATAATCATCGTGCATAAGCCATACGGCTAATGGCAAGCTAACATTAGCTTTGTTGGTGTATTTAAAAGACATTATTTAATCTAAAGTAGCTTCAAATTCTAAAACATGACTTTCATATTCTTCTTCTGACATAATACCTCTTTCAAGTGCCTCTTCAATAGCCTCTTCCATAGTATCTTTCTGCTCTAATGAAGCTAATGCTATATAATCAGCATGACATAATTCAGGGGTTATCATTAAAACTTTATAACCTGTAGAAAATTTCATAATTGTAAAATGTCCATCAGATTCTGTATTTTTATCTGTAGCTTTAGTTAGTTTATCAATTGCTTTATTTAGTTGCATAATTACCCTCCCAGGTTATTTAGTATTTCTGTTATTTCCTCAAGGCTTGTGCCATTAGGTATTTTTGTTTGTTTATCCCAAGACTTACCTATTTCTAGATCAGCCCCCATCAAAACATCTTTCGAGCGAATGCTCGGATGAGCATTCCACTGCATTTCTTTAATCAGAGTATCGTTTAGAAACTTTACAGCCTCAGGCGTATCTCTTACTAGAAAGTAAGCAGCATCGTGAATTGTATTGATGGGACGTATATCATATACGAATTCCGAGGCTTCAAGTAATTTATTTGTTGCAATTAGAGCTCTGTTAATTAACATACCCCATGACTGTGTTATAGCATTGTTTGCGCTTCTAGCCTCTGCAGTACTTGCATAAGGTGTTGCTGAGTTATCATGTAATGTACGGGCTAATATGGGGCACTTAATACGTAAGCCGAATGCACACTTCATGTAACCATTCTTTTCTGCAAATTTAATATTTTTGTTTGTAAACTTGTCAGATACTTTATAAAGCTCATGATAATTAGCTTCAATTTCTTTAGCTTCATCTTTAGGTATGCCAATGTTTGAAACTAATGTATGCCAAGTG